TATTAAAATGATATATGTCTTGTTTTTCTGTTGACATAATAATAGGAGGAACCTCAGTGCTGCCATAGCCTGTGTTAACCTGTTGCGCACCCCTAGCTCTTAAATCCTCCATAAGTCCTGTAGGAGTAATGTCACTACCTACTTGCATTTGCTTCATACAACTTAAATCTAGATTTTGCCATTTCTTGTGTCTATGCCAAGTTTTCCAAACATTAGGCAAAATAAGCATATTTGTTGGTTGTACTTCTTTAATCCTATCTGGTAGATTAGCAACGGTGGTTTCAATAAATGTATCACAGTTTGCAACGTGACAAGGATACAAACTCATACTTGTAAACCCAATACCTCTAGGATTGTACAATGCCATCATACTACTTTTTGAATCAAGCATAAAATATTCTGCATTGTATTCTGCAACTTTGCGCATTAGTTCTGCACTGTGTTGATATGTTTTAGGATTACCAGTTGTTCCGCTGGTAGTTACTGTAATATTCCAGTTTTCAAGATAGTTAATAACTGCTGATCTTACGTGATCATTATCACTTTCTAGATATTCTATTCCATCAATATAGATCATTCTGAAAACACCTCCAAATCTTTAGTTTTTATTATAACATAGATTTAGTGTAAGTCAACCCAAGAACTACCTGTATAGCCTTGGAATTTGTTTGCACTTGTGTTAAAAATAATCATACCAGCTTCTGCTGTCATGCTATCTCTTTGTGCAAAGGTTTGACCTCTTGGTTTAAATACTGGTGCAGATAGTGTTCCTTTGTTATCAAACTCTAAGTTTTGAGAACCAAACACATTTGCTTGAGCATTATTATCAGCTAGTCCGAGAACAAATTTTGCTGGCATACCTGTGCCTGTTGCACTCGGAGTACCGTCTACAACAAATGCTAATCCGCCTGCAGATACATAACCGTTTCCATTATAACCTTCTATTTGCAATGTGCCTATAACATCGTTATTATTCAAAGCAGCCTTAGAGTCTACAGATCCTCTATATGCTTGCATCATTTGTATAGGACCGCTGTTGTCATCATCTGCAACGACTGCACACATGGTTAAATCGTCACTATTGATTATAACTTCGGATGCAGGATCGTTGTACATACCAATGTGTATATTTCCGTTAATAGCATGTAAAACTGAGCCATGATTTGCTGCACTTACTACATATGGAGTAGAATCTTCTGATCCATCATCGTAAACAACACTACCTTCTACTACACCTTTAAATGTTGCTCTGTGAGGCAATGAAGTGTCTGTATGAAGTTCTAAAACATTTGTGCCGTCATAATGATTAATATTTGCCCTAAGATTTGTACTTGCTCTATTGTCACCAATATCAATCACAGGACCTTTTGCTACATCGCTAACAGGAGGATTATGCGGAGTACCTATTCCGCCTCTGTATTCATGCTGTGCGTAATCTTCATTCCAGGCTGTAATATTCACAGGCCCAGTGCTATCATCCCAAGTTGCTTGTAGATCTCCGTGCAAGTTACCAGTGATATTACCTGTGACGTTACCAGTTACGTCTCCAACTACTTCACCAGTATGTGTACCTGTTACATCGCCAAAAAAATCGCCATATGCTGTACCATTAAAGTCGCCATTGAATGTACCGTAAATAACACTTTCACTTGTAATACTACCGTTTACATCACCGTAAAACGTGTCTGCTGTAATAGTATCTGCTGTAATGCTTCTTGTAGCAGTGTTTAAGATTTGGTCTCCGTCTGCATCAACAATGTTACCTACTAAGGTTGCAGTGACCTTGCCAGTCAACGCATTGAAAGCTAAGTTGCCGTTTGCGTCATATACATTACCACGCAAACTACCGTTAAGTCTTCCTGATGTATAATCTAATACAGTATTGCCTTCTCCATCTTCTACATCACCAACAAATACACCAAATAGTGTTCCTGTGCTAACATCTACAAGTATTGAGCCATTGCTTGCTACAACATCTGCTTTTAGTGTCCCCTGCCAACTATCAACTATGATACTTTCGTCAGCTGTGATAATGTCTAATCTATATGATTCACCTGGTATAAAATCTGTCATGGCTTCCTCCGTACAAAGTATTTATCTGATTCTGTTCTTGACTCTAGAATTAAAATATGTTATAACTATTATATGTATGATATATTTTTTATCGGCGACCGATCTTTCTATGAATCACAATGGCAAAAGTTAAAAAACAGTTATCCAACTGTAAAAAATGCTAGTACACTTGATGAAGCAAAACAAAAGTGTTTTACTAAGTTTTTTTGGATAGTGTGGCCTGATCTTGATGTAGTTGAAGATTTTAACTTTGATTACACTCCAGACGAATGGAGTCAAGATTACATACACGTTTTTAAAAACAATGACGAATATGATGGAATAGTTTTGTTTCCAAGAAAAGCAGAAGTTACAAAACGTGAACTTGACCACAGATTTTTTCTAACAAAGAAAGAAGTTAATATAATTGCAAGTATGCCTACAAAATATGAAATTTTTTATGTTGATACATATGAAGAATATACACATGCACTAGAATCATCAAAATATGATATGTTTTGGGTTGTACCACCAACTGTAAAAGTTTTAGAAGATTTTAAGTTTGATACATATTTTACACATCATAACTCTTATGATAGAAGAATAAATCATATGTTTCTAAACGGACAGTATCATGATGGCGTTATGCTGTGTAGTAAAAAGTTAAAAATAAGTAAAAGAGAATGGTTGTTCAAGTTTATTGCTGGTAAGAAAGAACACGATGATATAGCAAGCATGCCACATCCTTATGATGTTGTTTTTATTAGTTATCAAGAACCCGATGCTGATATAAACTATGAAAACTTGAAAAAGAAAGTACCTAACGCAAAACGAGTACATGGAGTAAAAGGCATTCATAATGCACATATTGAAGCAGCAAAACTGTGCAATACTCCTATGATTTGGATTGTAGACGGAGATGCAACTATTGTAGATGATTTCAACTTTGACTATCAAGTGCCAGCATGGCAATATAATCATGTGCATGTTTGGCGTAGTAAAAATCCTGTGAATGGACTTGTGTATGGATACGGTGGCGTTAAACTTTTTCCAAGAGAACTTACAGAAAATATGGATACAAGTAAACCTGATATGACAACTAGTATTAGTGACAAGTTTGTTGCTGTAAAAAAAGTTAGTAATATCACAGGATTTAATACAGGCGAGTTTGAAACTTGGAAAAGTGCATTCAGAGAATGTTGTAAACTAAGTAGTAAGGTTATTGACAGACAAAAAGATGATGAAACTAACATGCGACTTAAAATATGGACAAGTATAGGAAAAGATAAACCGTTTGGAGAATATGCAATAGCTGGTGCTCGTGCAGGAATGGCATATGGTTCTGCAAATAAAGACCATAAAGAAGCACTAAAACTTATCAATGATTTTGATTGGCTTAAGGAACAGTTTAATGGAAATTTATAAAATATTAGACAGATTTGAACTATTGTATCCAAACGATGAAAGATTTGCTGATTTACGTAGAGCATATATTGATAGAGATTTAAACAGTGTGTTTAGATTAGTTGATAAAGAAGAACTACGTAAAGCAATAGTTGAAAAAAATATTCACAGTATTTTTAGATGTATTGATAATCAACGTGTGGTTGGTGAAATAGAAGATTTTAGAAAAGCTGTAATGGAACAAAATCTTCATAGTTTATTTAGATTACTACCAGGCAATGAAGATTTACGAAAAGCTGTTACTGAAGATAATGAACACAGCATATTTAGATTGATTGATAATGACGATCTAACAGGTTTAATCTTATACGATAACATTTATAGTCTTTGGAGGTTGATTAAATCTTATATTGATACACATTTTGTATACGCTTTTAAGTTTATGAATGAGCAAGGCATCAACTTTGACGAAGATTGTTTTAGCAGAGGACAACTACAAAGTAAGATTTGGCTAGTAAATGAACTTAAACGTGTAGGTGTCGATTTAGGAACTGTATTTTTATGTGCAGGGTGGTATGGTACACTTGCGGTAATGCTATTTGAATCAGGTATAAGTTTAGAAAAAATCAGAAGTTTTGACATTGATGAATCTACTGAAGATATTGCAGAGGTGTTTAACAGACATTGGGTGATTAATGATTGGAAGTTCAAACCAGTTGTGCAAGATATACATGACATTGACTTTAATGAGCATTGTTATATTGTAAAGAAAAGAGGCGATGATTTTGAAAGATTATGGGATACTCCAGATACTATAATAAACACAAGTTGTGAACACATAGAAAATTTTGATACATGGTATGAAAAAATACCTAGTGGAAAACTTGTTGTCTTACAATGTAATGATTATGAAGAGATTGAAGAACATGTAAATACACATGCAACAATAGATAGTTTTGCAGAACAAACTCCAATGGATGTAGAACTGTATAGCGGTGAGTTACAACTAGACAAATATAAAAGGTATATGCGTATTGGATATAAATGATTTAGAAGTTAGACAACTACAAACTGAAAGTGCTAGAGCACTAAGTACAATGCAAGCTACAAATAATAATATTTGGCAGTTTAACAAAAAAGCACATCACAATAGTCAAAACTGGTATAAGGCTGTTATAGAATGGTATATTGATCAGTATGGAGACTTGCCTAGCAAAGTAGGTCCTGGTAAGGATGTAAAATTAATATACGATGTATAAGTATGAAAATATAAAAACAATACATTTAGAAAACACACAAAACTGTCAAGCAAGTTGTCCTATGTGTGATCGGAATCAAAACGGCGGCGCTTTAAATCCACATATTGATTTGAGTGAACTTACTCTCGATGATTGTAAAACAATATTTGAACCAGATTTTATTGCACAACTAGAAACTATGTATATGTGTGGCAACTTAGGTGATCCTATCGTTGCACGTGACACGCTTGATATATTCAAATACTTTAGAGAGCATAACGCAGACATGTGGCTTTCTATGAATACAAATGCAGGAGCAAAAGATGAAACATGGTGGCGTGAACTTGCCCAAGTCTACGGTAGAATGGGCACTGTTATTTTTAGTGTGGATGGTCTTAGTGACACTAATCATCTATACAGGCAGGGTGTTGTCTGGGACAATGTAGAACGCAACATGCGAGCATTCATAGATGCTGGCGGCAGAGCACGTTGGGACTTTTTAATCTTTGAACACAACCAACATCAAGTTGAAGAAGCAGAAGCATTAGCAAATGCTTGGGGATGTGAA